AGAAGCACCCGTGTATGTACCTCGGTTCGCTCCTGACATAACTGCTTCAGGTAGTTGTGCCAATGTATTTGAAATCTCTGCTTGAGTAGATGCTAGATTTTGCATCATCGCTGTTGTTGCCCCGTCACCACTTCCCATCATCGCTCCTGCTTGCATCAAAGCATCAGTAGTTTCAGTCTTCATAACTTTATTCATCGCTGACAAATCTTTGATAGCATTAGTATATTCTGGACGAGCAAACATCTGTGCTGCTTGTAGAAAAAGTTTGGCTGAGTTTTCAGCCAGGACTATCTCATTGGCATGTAGGATAGCAGGTACCTGATCACTCTTTACTGATTGTACCAGACCACCTGATCTCATTTCTGTTGGCTTCATGTCCAAAAGAACACCCAACATGCTAGATTTGAAATCCATAAGATATGCCTTAGCACCATGATCAGATATCTTATAGCTAGTATCTCGGGTGATTCCTTTGAAGAAATCTAAACTGGTCATCGAATCAATCATTTTACCAAACGGATTTGGGAATGTTAGACTCGCAGTAACTGCTTCTATATCAAATGTGAAGAATTCGCCAACCCATTTCTTAACCTTATCAATCATAGCCTTGAGTGAGTCTCCTATCAATGCACCAAAGTCAAATGCCTTAAACTCTAAATCTAAACCTTCTTTACCTTTCTTCGAATCTTTATACTGCTTACTTAAACCTTGGAACGATGCTATGGCAGGTTTGAGCCAGTCGGGTATAAGTGCTGACCAGTTAAACTCAAACTCCTCACCACTCGCCTTTGCCTTCTTTCTTTCATATAATATACGATATAATCCTGTGGGCATAATCATTTTTGCCCACCATTTCATACTCATGAGATTCTTCATGGTGAACTCTTGTTTACCTTCTTCGGTTACCTCGACTTTAGTATCCGTCATTAGTTGTACGAGAAACTTGGGTAACAGTTTTTTCCACCATTCTTTATCCCAGTTTGACTTCACTTCTTTGGTTCCTGCCGCATCTATTGCTAAAATATCTTGTATAAACTTCGGTAACAGGTGTTTCCATTCAAACTTATCCTTTCCTGCCTCGTATTCTCCCTTGAAGAACTTGAACAGAAACTGTGGCAGTGGCAAGAAGTCATACCAATTCTGAAACTTATCTCCCTTGGCTATCTCTTTCTTTGCTCCTCTGATGTAATCTTGCATAAACTCAGGGAATAGATTATACCACTTAAACTCAGGGACATCTATCTTGAGAAAGGTTCCATCAAATAGTTTCTTAAGATTGGGTGGCCAGAAATCATCGAGAGTGAATGTCATATTCTTTAACCAGTCTGGTGCCAATGCTTCTATTAGATTTCCGATTGGTTCAATAACGAGAGATTGCCATTTGTCAGCAAACCAGTTTCCAAGAGAATCAAATCCTTCAGCCAGTTTCTTACCTCCGACCCAACCAAGCACTGCACCAAGAGCAGCTCCTATCAAGCCACCGACTATAGGTCCAATGGGAGGAAGAAATAAACCAGCAGTCGCCCCGATACCTGCCCACTTACCAGCATTCTTAAATGCATTTAGAATACCTCCAGCACCATCTCCAGCAAAAAATCCTCCTAGGAAACCTGAGAGTTTTGTTACTCCCCAGTTCTCTGAGTTAGTCCATCCTGATATACCATCTGCGATTGCCTCAGCTATTCCAAGAACAGCACCAGCGAGTGGTATCATTCTTACCGCACCTTTTGCGGCACCCTTTACACCTTCCTTGAGAGCAGTCGGAAGAGCAGCAGATACTGCTTTCCAACCTGCTGTGACAGCAGCCAATATGCCACCAGCTATTGTTGCTCCTAGACCTTTCAATCCTGCTACAACACCTTTCATAACATCGCCTGCTTTGAATGATTTGCCCGCATCCTTGAATAAATCTAAACCTTTTTGCTGAACTTTATTCTTCGCTTGCCGATCCTCAGCATTCAATCTCATTTCTTTTCGGTCTTCGTACCTCTTCCATAGACCATAGTATTTGGATTGCTCACCCAACATTTTGGCAAAGAGACCGTATTTCTTTTTCTCCCCCTCTGCTAACTCTTTGTCTCTTTTCGTGGTACGAAAACGCAGTCTCTTTTCTTCTTCTTTCTTATCTTTCTTTTCCTCTTCAGCTACTTTGGTTACTGTCTCAGCTATCTGTTGAGTACCTTTGAATACGGAACGATTTGACTGGATCAGATTAGCAACCATACCCGTGAGTTTGGCAGTGCTTGCTTTCTGTTCATTAACGACACGATTTATGTTAAGATTGAGTTGCGTTAGTCCACCTCTCAACTTCTTACCATTCTCTTTGTTAATATTTGCTATTTCTTTTAATATTGCTTCTTCAGCCATATATCTCCGTTAACCGAAAAGATCCCCTTCGGCACCCTGTTGTTGTCTTTTCTCTTGTTCAATAGCATCCATAATTTGAAAAGATAATATTTGCCTCTCCCAAGGTACCATGTTTAATAGATCCTCAATAGTGTACTTGTGGTATCTATGTAACGCAAAGTTAGTTCGAAAGTGATTCTCTAGACTATCATGCGAGAGGCATATCAGAAAAAAGATTGTAGTCCTCGAACCTCTTGTTCAAAAGGTTGCCCGCAAGTCTTACACTTCGGAACCTTTATAGTATGCTTGACCGTGGGCATATCCTCAAAGAAAGTCTGTATTTTCATAAACTGTTCTGAGTTCATTGAGTTAATGAAATCGTCAAGTTCCTTATCGTCTATCTTACTTCTCTCGTGAACCTCACCGTCCTTCGTGTAGATGCTGTCAATACATGACTTTATCATAAGGAATGATGATTCTTGAATTTCCTCTTCTTCTATGTTCGCGAACTGATCCATCATTTCTAGTGTAGGATATTTCATCTTGACACCTACATTATCATCCAGCATTATTTCATCCTTGATATCATCATTCATGTGAACTTTGACTTCCCTTAGGTTTAGTTTAACGGGAGTCCGTTCACATTCTGGACTACCAGGATGTTCCATCAAAAGATCTACACTCTGTCCTACCGATTCAGATCTGAGTTGTAGAAAGATGTATTCTATATCAAATGAAGGCAAGGCATCTAAGTCCATCTCCTTACCTTGAATACAATTTCCCAATACCTGTTTAAGAGCAGGTATCATGGCTCCAGGAGAATCCTGTGCCTGTAATAATATTTTCTCTTCTGATACCAGAAAAGGTCTCAGAGTGAGTTTGTCGCCAGTCGAGGGTTGCCGTACCTCAAAGTTTCTGACCGATAACTGTGGTAATGCCATTCAATCCTTTCATAATATTCCTATGTTGTTACCTCATTAGATACTCCTGTTGAATCTAACCATTGTGGATCCCATCGGGCATCTTCGAACTTAGTAATAGCAAATGTTACTGGTAGTTTTAATACGTCTCCACTAGAACCAGTATCCAACGAAACCTCTCCCATGGTCTTTGGGAAACATCCTTTGAATGTGATTCTAACAGGTCTCTTCCCTGCTAAGTTGCTGTGTTTTGGTTGAGCAACTGCTCTTATATCTGGAACGACTGTTGATACGTGGATGTCGCATGAATATTCATCGTAGTATCCTACGAATGCTGTTTTAGGATTTACAACCATATTCATCCAAGCATTCATAAAGTTCCATATATTCATCGCAAGAACACTATTGTCCATCGCGAAGGTGATTGCTAGATCACTGTATTGTAAGTTGTATCCTACAGGTTTCGGTACATTCTGTGTAAATATCTCTTTTGTGATCAGTCCCTTTGTAGGAAGTGATGCTGTCTGTGCCTGTAATCCTATGCCAGTTGGTTCTAATCCTTTTGCTATATCAAGGAGTCTTTGCCCCTTTCTTTGCACACCTTTCTTAGGATTCGCATTTATATCCAAATAAACTTGGAATAGATGTGCTCTGGCAAATCCATTCCTCTGGTCAAAGTGACTAATAAAAGCATCTACATCTGTCGTCATGCCATCATCCTTTTAGAGTCTTTGTAAACCTGCTCAGCAGATGCCCCTTGGAATCTTGCTACAGGCATAAATATTGCTACGTCCCATTCATCTGCTGGGACTTGTACTGCCATTTTCACTCTATTAATAAGGTACTTTTTCACAGCAGGTTTCACTTCCCTTATCTTAGATAACTGTTTCCAGTTCAGTCTAAGGAAGGTATTCGAATCGTTTTCTTTTCCGTTTCTATATCTGTTTAACTGATCCATAAGATTTGCTCTCATATAAGGAGACAAATAATGGAGGTTCAATCCTATCATATGTGGTGGATTAAAGTCAAAAAAGATAGTCAACGGAAACCTGTCCCAGTACGGCAGAGTATCTTTATACTTAGCATCGTACTCAAAGAAAAACATTTTACCGTAGACGACCTTTCTGCTGGTCATCTTTGCTCTGTCGTAACCACCTCTTCGAAATATATCTTGAGGTTTTATTCCTTTTAGACCACTCCCTTTTACGCCTGCTCTTGTAGCATTATACGATTGCCTAGCGAGATCCTTGCCTTGTTGGATCTTGGATTTGAACCAGTTCGTTGCCTTAGTCTTAAGATTCTCAGCACGACCTGTTCTCAGAGCATCTTTGAATTTATCCAGTAAAGATTCTTTGAGGTCTTGTCTTTGTGTAGCCATTAAATCTTAAGTCCAAGTGTTTTATTTAAATCTTTTTCAGTCCAAATACGCCAGTTCAACCCTGCCCGATCACAAAAGTCCTTAGCTGCTGTCCACTTTGCTTCATTCGTTTTCCACCTCGCCTGTTCCTTGAAGAACCTCTTATGCTTAGCATTGGTGGGAGGTTTGGTTTGTGAGGCAGGTTTTATCTCTACCAGCCACTTCGACCCATCTGTTAGTTCGAAGTAGAGGTCAGGGTAATATTTATGAATACCCCCTCGCCAGTCAGTGTAAGGAATCTTTATCTCTTCACTGGCCCAGAACTTTACATTCTTTTGATCCTCAAGAAACTGAAATGTCCTCAGTTCCCATCTGGATCTGTACACGACATTGCGATAGTTACCCAGGTATTTCTCTGGTTTCTTGACTTTATACTTTCCACGCATAGCCACAGTATATTTAGGTTACCTAAATAAGGGCAGAGAAAGGACTTTATATGGCGACTATTAATTTGACTTGGCCAGATTCATTAGGCGATCAGAAACAAGGTCAACCGAACTACATTCTTTTTACTGCTAGGAAGAGATTATACACAGGCAGAGAAAATGAACTTGGTACTGTTGCCTTGCCGATACCTATTGGTGCGTTGGCTAGTACATACAAAGCAAATTATGAAAATGCTGCTCTTGGAATCATGGGAGGCATTGCTGCTGGTGCGGCAAACAGAGCATCGGGAGCTAATCTTGCCGACTATTCCAAGAATCTGACAAGTGAATTATTGAACTCTGGGAAGAATGCAGGGAAGGACGCATCGGCTGAGCAAGTCGCAGAGACTGCTCTTGCCGCACTTCCTGGAGGTGGTGCTCTTGCGAAGTTTAAGAATAATGTTCTTGGTACGATGAAAAATCCATATCAGTTTGTTACGTATTCTGGTCCCGAGTTCAGATCGTTTGCTATGAACTGGACGATGATACCAACCAGCGAGGGCGAAGCATTAACTATTCATAAGATTACCAAGTTCTTCAAGAAGCATGTTTTGCCTAGGAGAGGAGATACAGCATCGACCTTCTTTGAGATGCCTCCTACGATGGAAGTTGAAATGAAGATCCATGCTGAAGGGAAGTCGACTGCTATTAATCTGAAAGATGGTAGAGATGCAAGTGGACGAGTGCATAGATTTGCTCGATGTGTTTTGACGAATACCGAAGTTGATTTCAATGGAATGGGTGCTCTTGTTCCGACCTTTTATCACGATGGTTATCCTACAGCAACCAAACTCACGATTGGATTGCAGGAGACCGAACTCATAACAGCAGATATGGTAGATAAAGGATTCTAATGGCTACAGCACCTCCTAAACCACAGGTACCTACAACGAAATATTTTGCTAACTTTCCGGCAGTCCAATTTGACATGCTTAAGAATGGGAAGTTTAAGCAGGTCCCAGATCTAACCTCAACTGCTAAGTTTCGTGGTGATGCCCTTGATTTGGTCAGACAATATCAACCCTATCGGATTCCTGATGGGGAGCGACCTGACATCACATCCCACAAACTTTATGATGATGTAAGATATGTTTGGGTTATTATGTTTGTGAATAATATACAAAACATCTACACGGACTGGCCCAAATCAGATTCGATTATGAACGAGAGACTGTACAGGAAATATGGTAGTCCTGCCAATGCGCAGGCACTCATACACCACTATGAGGATGATCGTGGTAACGAGATAGATAGAGCGAAGTACATACAGGATACGGATACAAATAAAATCGTTACAGCATTTGATTATGAGATCAATCTCAACGAAGCAAAGAGGGATATTACAGTTCCTCAGCCAGTTTATTTACCCAGTCTACTCAAAGAATTACAAACAGTTTTCAATAGTCCCGTATAATGGCCCAACAGCAGAAACCTATAACTCCAGGCGACTTTCGTATAACCGAATGTTCCATCCAAACCTTTGGTGGACAGATATACGATATAAATGACAAATGGGTTCAAGTAGACATATTTGAATCTATCTATTCTCCAAGTCTAGAGTTAATACTTACAATACAGGATGGTGTTGGGATGCTTGAGACTCTTCCCATTATTGGAGAAGAGAAAATATTTATGACTATGTATACTGGCTCAGATCCTACCCGAGCCACTCGCATGATTTTCCATACGTACAAGATAGAGGAAATAAAAGATACTGCGATGTCTGCCTCTACTTACAGGATTAGATGCTGTAGTCCAGAATCTGTTTTGAATACCAGACTGAGAGTCTATAACTCATATGGACCTTTGCCTTATTCTGAAATGGCAAAGCAGATATATCAAGAATATTTTACCCTTGAGCTAAACAAAAGTCTATCTCCAGTTTACAAGAAAAATTTCAACATAGAGGATACGAAGGGTGGGTATGTAATAGCATTCCCAGGCATGAATCCTTTTGATGCTCTTTCTATGATCGCCCGAAGATCTATTACACGAGTAGATAATACCATTCCTGGATCCCTTTTCTTTTTCTGGGAGACTCTACATGGGCACTATTTCAGAAGTGTAGAGACTATTATGAAGAGATATCAGGAGCATGTTGAGGATGGTCTCCTTGATGATATTCCGAAGTTTTTGGTCAGACCGAAAAATCTTCAGGATCCTGATAATCCAAACTCTGGCAGAAACGAAAAGGATTTCTTTACCATAGATCACTTCGAGCATGAGAACTATTTTGACACTCTCAAAAATATGCAGGAGGGGATGTACTCACGTAAACTGATCGGTCATAATTTGATTGACATGGTAGTGGAACAGCATGAGTACTTCTATGATAGAGACGGATATTCACAGGGGCATCTCAAGAAGGATAGCATTCTTGCTTCGTCTGCGTCAATGGGACTCGCACCTTCTGGAGCAGAGAAAAAAGGTGCACAACATAATAAGTTTTCGCATGTAGAATATTTCCCTTTGAACGGGTCAGCATTCTATAACAACGCAGGTAAGTGGAAGTTGAACAGAGGTTCGCAGATAGAACAACTACAATCTATGGTTCTAAATGTTACCATACCAGGAGACGATAGAGTAGAGGCAGGTACCTGTCTAACATTAGAACTGCCTTCTAGAGTTCCCCGTACACCGACCAACAAAGAGGTACTGAGATCGGGTGGATTTCTGGTTACAAGAGTACAACATAACTTTCGAGGTGGCGACTATAAAATGGTTCTCGAGGTTGTCAAGGATTCATACGAAGTCGAACTAAACAAAATCATTACAGTTCCAAATCATATGCAACAACTTCACCCTGTCACATTGAAACCTCTTTCGGCAGGTGAGTCGTTTACACCAAAGAGTGTTCCAGGTAGAGCAAAAGATTCTGCTAGCGAGGACAGTGATACGGATCCAGATTTTTATGCTGTTTATTCTAATGTCGGTAAAAATGATCCAGTGCCAACTGGCCCAAGAGTTCCCGAAAAAGTTTCTTCTGACCAGAGAATACAGGAGACTCTATGATGTATCCTGAATGGAAATGGTGGGTTGGTGTTGTTGAGAATCGTCACGATCCCTTAAAAATAGGTCGTTGTCAGGTTCGTATAATGAGTTATCACTCTCCAGACCTGAGGAAGATGCCAACTGAAATGCTACCTTGGGCAGTTCCAATGACACCGATTAACTCTGCTTCACAAACAGGAGTAGGATGGTCACCGACAGGTCCAGTAGAAGGAACTCACGTCGTAGGATTTTTTAGAGATGGTGAGGATGGTCAGGAACCTGTGATGATGGGTACACTTCCTGGAGTACCAAAGAAGGGTGGTGATAAAGCAGGAGGTCCGTTCAAGGATAATCGTTGGAGAAATACTCAATCGATGTACGAACTTGGTGGGGAGAATGGTGCCTTCGCTAAGAATATTAAAACAGGAATGCCTGACATCGAGGGATCAATACCTCGTCGTCCAGGGTCGTTTGTCTTTACACAAAAAGGACAACAGGTAGATGCTACAGCATCCGTTGTGACTTTGAATAATACTTTCAAACTCTGGGAACTTGATCCAACTCCTTATCCAAGTAAACGTCTGATACAGATGCCGACAACTCCAAGGACTGCCTTGGGTTACGATGATCTAAGAGGAGCACATGGGTTTGCCCAAGATGAGTTTGAACCGACTAAGTTATCTGATGCGGCAAACGTAGAAAAGTCACAGGTCTATATTAGAGAAGGTGGTAGAAAAGTTATTGGACAGTTTGAGCTGGCGAGATCACAAAGTCAGATGGGAAAGAAACTTCCTAACAGTTTCCAGGAACCACCTCAGTTTTACAAGGCACGTTACCCTTATAATCATGTAATCGAAACTGAATCGGGTCACTTAGTTGAGAGGGATGATACACCACAGGCAGAGAGACTTCTGTGGCAACATAGAACAGGTACCTTCACTGAGTTTGGTCCAACAGGCATTCGAATAGAACGGACACATGCTGATCGATTCGATACGACAATCGGAAACTCGCACGAAGGAGTAGTTGGTTTTAAGGCAATAACGGGTTCAGGTATTCATCTGAATGCCACTGGTTCTGAGATTGTATTAAAAGGTTCAGGATCTTCTGAGATTAATTTTGAGACTGCCTCAGGAAATATGAATATCAATCTTGGTGGTTTCCATGTCGAGAATAATAAAGGGACACTCTTTATGTCAGGATCTTTCTTCGGAACGATTGCTGATATGTATTCCATGGGTGGGCCAAACGGATCTTTGTTATGGTCTGCTGTGCCTGATCCTGAGGATCCCAAAAACAATATGGGTAAACTGGCTATCAAGACTCGAGCAGTTGAGTTTACAGGTGCTTCCGATATTTCAGGAGCATCCTCAGGAAATATCAACTGGTCACCGAAGGGTGGATTTTTAGTAAAGGGTGGTTACAGTAAGGAGTTCTATACAAATGAGTTTATAGGCAACAACAGAACTCCTGGGACTGACTGGAATGCGAAAGAGATTGAGGCGATGATGGGTAACATCGTTCTCAAAGTAAACACAGGTAATCCGAAACTCGGTGCGATTGAGTTTATCGTGAAACCTGCTCCGATTCCAGATATGGTTGATATGCCTACGAATCTAAACGGATTAACATTTTTCAAACTGAATCCTGTAGCGACTCAGTCGATTATGATGCAGACTCCTACGTTTATTGATACGACTGCTACGATAGCTACCTTTCATAAAACAGGGTTAGCGATTCTCGACTACGGAGCACTGTCAATGATAAAATCAAAACTGATGTTGCTGGATTCAAAGTTAACATTCATCGGTGGAGTCGGTGCTTCGCCTGCAGTACTTGGCGATCAGTTTGCCACGGAGTATGCGGCACACTTACACCTGTCACCAGCAGGACCGACTGGACCACCTACGACAGCAGCTAAAGTTATGACACTGTTGTCTAAAAAAGTTATTTTCGGAGGATAATGGCTTTAGTACCGAGTTCTTTTCAAGCAGGATTAGCACCATTGAACGCACCATCAGCATCGGGAGCATTGACAGCCCAAACGATTATGATGGCATTTCAAACTTACGCTCTTGCGGCACAGAACTCGATGGGATTGCCTACATTGGTTATGCCTGGATTTTCTGGAGGTCTTTCTTCACTCCAGGGATCGATGGCGACACCAGTTCCTTCGGGTGCTATATTTGCTTTGAACTTAGCAACTGCTATAAATACTGCGTGGATGTCTTTGCAGACACAGTTTCAGACTGCTCCTGTAGTAGCGAATATGGCATCATTACAACAGTCACTTAATCCAGTATGTGCTGTTCCTGTACCTTCTGGACAGCAGTTTATTATGGGATTGGTGCAAGCAGTACATACATATTGTATGACATCAACAATAACAGGGGTGATCCCAGGATCTCCTCCAATACCATTCACAGGACCTCCGATTTAATTATGGGTGCGATAAAAACAGAAAAAGCAAAAGAAGCAGACCAGGCACTGATTGATGCTCCATCAAATGCAGTAGCAACACGAACTCGTTTACTTAACGAAATCGAGGCGATGCGTGAACTTATGATGGATCCGGATGAAGATGGTTACAAGTACACTACAGGGCGAGCACTTATGCACCCTGGGTCAAACTATGCTGGAAACTTACACGATACAGGAAAAAGGATCGGTCAACTGAACTGTATTTTTAAGGGATACGATCCAGATCACTTGATGAATTTTGAGTTGGGTGCTTTCAATGATTTCCAAGATGCACCTGATGTCTATGCTTCTACTGTAGAGCAACTTACAGTGATGGTTGTTTCATTAGATGGAACAGAAGAAGTTCCTATGAGCAACGTAGTCGGTTCTTTTCATATGGTTGGAGCAAATCAAGTCTCGAACTACATCGGCGATTATTATCTTGTACAAAACTACGATACACAAGAACTCTATAATATTGACGACGATGTTGGCGTATATGTTTCACCTGCTCCTTACATACCACAAAATGTAATCAATGGAGAAATCGCTGTCAAACCTGAAGATGGAGATTATCTTGCTCCGACCGATGCTAGTGATACTAGATTTGATTTTAGAATATCAAATAATGGAGTAACGGTAACCGATATCTATGAACCAGAACTTATACATAACATCAAGGTAAACTCTGTATCCAACGATGTTTCTTTCATTGTTTCTGAGACTCTATTAAGTGGTGATAAGACGATGGAACTCGATACCTTATCTACTGTCAATACAACTACTATGTCAGTAGATATTGTATGTACGAATCAGATAGAAAGAGGGAATACAGGATTTGATGTTTCTGATAAGGTCCAAGGATTATCCTCAGGTGCTTTCGGTTATGTTGGATCCGTGAATACATCATTCCGATGGACAATGACACAGAATAGTGTTATTCTTACTGACAACCTCGTTTCTACGATTGAAGGATTTGAACAGGATGCGTTGAGTCAGAAATACGGAACGATGAATTTGGTTAGTTATACTGCCGCAAACGGAGACTCATTTCCAGCACGAATAACTTTACACCATCAACTAAGAGAAGGTGTGGCAAATACCAGAGATGGGCAAGTCTATGTTTCTCCTTCAGCAAATATGGCTACGCTCGCTCCACCTTCCTTCGGCAAAACTTTGCCTCTTAGGAGATGGAGGGATCACGATGACGATAATCCTGCGCATACAACTGGTTTATTGGCAATCATAACTGCCAGAGGTCTACAGATGAACTTAGATTGGTTCGTTGCTAATAATAGACATGAGGGTGGCCAAGATCCTCAACTCATTACCAAGTTGAATAATGATGAGTTCGTTCCTTACATAGGATGGGCAGCAAATACTGATTACGATATCGTCAAAGCATCAAGACCATCGGAATATCAATCGAGTGCCGCAAATAATGGAAGTGGTGGGGTACAGTATTCGACATCTAGAAGTACAATCAGACCAAGTGAAAACTATCCGAATATAGAGGCAAATCCTTTTTCTCCTGCGAGTGTAAACGATATGCCAGCAGATAGTGCTCCATATCAAGGAAAATATGTACATTGGGATGATTCCTATAACAGTGGTCAAGGAGCAGTCGCATACGCAGTACATTCTGAACTTAGATGGAGGTATCAACCTAATCCATTTCTATTAGACTATGATAGAAACGATGCTGGAAATGCTACTCTTAACCCAGCACAACTTCCAGGGTATTATAGTGGTCATACTCCAGGAGTCAACAAGCAACTCGATATTGAAACTATCAGAGATATGGAAGCACCCGATGCTATGAAGGCAGGATTCGCTAGACTGACTGGTCAAGAATATGATGGATATTCAAGTAATACAGGTGGATTCAGATGGAATACAGACGGAGATGTTCCTACAGGTGCCTCAGCATCATTGGCGTGGACAACTCCTGGTACGAATACTTATAGTGTCCCTTCTTGGACCAGGGATGCCATCGCTGGAGGTGGCTCACCGACAGGTGGAGCAGGAGTTTCTTTTCCAATGCCTGACGGAAATGGAAACTTCAATACTTACAACGGACTGATAGCAAATCAGGCAAATACGACTTCGCCTTCTTATCCATTTTCATCGGGAACACACTATGAGCCAGGTACGTATTACATTAAGCAAAATAATCAATATGGTCCAAGAATCTATAAGTTGACTGGGACATATGTTCAAAATACGACTGTTCATACTGTTGCTGCTAACGTATTTCTAGGTATCTCAGGATCAACTACAACTTACTACAATCATCATATTGTATTTGATGCTGAAGAATATCAGAATGAAGTTAATTTATTGGGAAGAGTTTTTGACAGTAATGATTTTTATGCCTATGTTGACGTAATGAAACAAAGGATGATAGCGATTCACAGTTATCAATCGACACCCTCTCCTGGAGTTACCAAATATCATACTTATGCTGATGGGAACTGGGATCTTTATTTTGGTGATACTCCAAATCAAAGTTTAGGATATTCTAATAACAAACCAGGTCTCGTAATCTATACAACTGGCAATAATGCTGGTAACCAGGCAATCGATCGCGATTCAGCAACTTGGGATTTGGTATTGGATAATATTGAAGTTTGTCGGGAGTTCAGAAATGAATACTTGGCACAAATGAATAACTTCACAAACTCGAATAGTGAGAAAAATGGATTTACCTTTAATTTCACTTACGATACAAATACATTATATTTAGCGATTAAAAATACTGCTGATGCCCTTATACAATGGAAGGCGACTTTCGAGGAAAGGATGGGTTACCCCAGTGCGAACCAGGATTCTGGAGGACATGGTAACTCTAAAGGCAGTGGATATTCAAAAGAACTATGGGAATTTATTGATGTTCTCGTAGGAGATACTATTGGACCCTTAAAGAAAGCATCAAATGCGATTCTCAATCTCGACCTCCTCTACGACGATGTCGTCAGGAACAGAAAAAAATACAGGGTATTCTCCTCTTAAGGATCAACCTATACCTGATGAGTTGAAGCAAGAGAAACCATTTACTGATAATAAATGGATTCATCCTGAACATTGGAAAATGCATTCCGAGTCTGCTGAACTCCTTCAAGAGATGGTAGATGATATACAAGGAAGTATTTCTGAATTAGAAAAACTAAAAGAGAAAGTAACGAGTGGCTGATGATAAATGGAGTAGTCTAACTTTTGCGACCAATAACACTTCGGCGATCAAAGGATTCTTATCCGATATTGATGGCTGTATAAAGGTCGTAAAACAGTTAGCTCAACTCGCACAATCGAACGTAGCATTCCTACAACTTCTCCTGACAGGATTGGCAAATCCTTTTTTCATTGCCATCCAAGTTTTATGTCAGGCGATTGAGGACTATGTAAACTCTCTTTTCAATGTGGGTATCTATTATATGATTGTCCACTCTGGAAATACTGATCTCGAAAGAGTTGCTAAGTTTAAAGAAACTGCTAAGTTCAAATATCCTGGTCAGCTCTTACAAGATGTCATGTCAATCGAAGATACTTCGGTCGCTTATGAGATGTTACAAATGGCAATGCGTATTAACTCTGCTCTTCCAGATTCACAAAAGGTAAGAGATGCTGAGAGGATCCGTCGACCCGATTACATTTCAGGTCAGTTCCTTAAACCATACGAAATATCTGCTAAGGAGTACGTCTCAAATATTGGTATTAGGACTGCTCAGAAGTTGAGTCCTGCTGAGAAAAAGAATATAGCACTTAGATACATTTACAATGGCATCAAAGATGATGTTTTTATCGTCAAAGCATTTGTAAAGAAGTATGGATCTAAGGCTAAAGCGATCATCGCAGAACGTGAAGGCAAATCAGACTTAGGAAATATTACAGAGGACGAAGGTATAAATGACGGAGTCCTGGGAACTACTGCTCGAGCCACTGAGTTTTTATTCGATTCAGGATTGGCATACGTTGGTAGAAAAGCAGAGGCACTTGGACTTACACAGTTATCTCCTGGAGACGTACTCGATGCTATGGGATCTGCCTTAAACGACAAAGGTGATTTCAATAGGCCAGGAGCACCTCTTTTTGAACTTCATACCTCAGAAGACAAAGAGGGTAGAAAAGAAGAAAGAATAAAAAATCCACAGAACTATTATTTTGCTAAGTCACAGCAGGCACAACTCGGTGCGATTCTTAATAATACTGCCGCAACAAATAAGGGTGCTGTAAAAGCAAAACTAGATGCTATCAATGCTTCTATCGGACAACTCGAGGGGAATACTGAAACAGTCTATGGCGAGTTAGGAAAACCTAAGAGAGATAAGTTCGGTCGACCGAAACTCTTTGGTTACAATGCTGGATCGACTGCTGGAACTCCTTTCAAGGGAAGTGATTTTGGTTTCTTCAAATCAGTCCCTTACGAACAGTCGCTTGACCAGGAACTTGATAGTGGATTTTCAAAATATTCAGGTGCCATCTTTTATGTTGGTGCCGCAACAATAGATTCTATACCTACTGGAACTCTTGAACTTCTTGGTAGAGTCTTTAACGGATTCGATAAGTATTTTTCAGATCTTGTTTCACGTATCAATATGGCATTCGGTGAGCATACAAAACAAAGATCTATTCACTTGAGAAATGTTTGTCAGGTCGTCGCATCGAAACCAACTTCGGCAGCAGCAGAATCAAATCCTTTCTTTCCAAAAAGCAAAGTAGATGAGACCTTTTTCAAAATCGAGGATGGTACTATTCTTATTGGAGAAACAAGTAAGAATACAGTCATAGTAATAAAGAACGAGAGAACAGAAAAAGAAGATATTATAGCAGTCGACGATAGAGGGAATGTATACAATCCTTATTCGACTCTTACTGCTACGATGGATAAAAATAAATCTATGATTTCTCAGGATGTTGTGGGAGCATTCGGGACACCTACGGGAGATCCTTCGCCACCCGATATTACCTTCTCACAAGATTTGTCATCAAGTTATTCTGCTCAAAGATTAAGAATAATGCCTTATACAAATGCTCAAGGCAAAGGGAAATACGAACCGATCGAAGGATTACCTTTCCAGCCAGGAGAGTTAGTTTATGTTGCTATTGAAGATGGATCTGGGACTATAGATATCAATAGAGAAGTAGTCGGAGCAGATATTAAATCTTGTGTCCTTGGAACTTTCAATACTGAACTTGGTGAGTTTGGTGAATATGAGTTTCCACCTTCTATCGCTCCAGATTTTGCCCCGAAAATAACAGCAGCTGAGTTCTTCCCCGATTTTGCTTTCGCAGTACGGAACACAATACTGGGATTTACGCAGTTCCTTCGGGGTCTCGCAAAAGGTGGTGCCAATGCCCTATCTGAAATCGTGCAGTTACTTGACGATGTTATTCAGTTTCTCAAAGATTTAGAAGCAGGTATCGTTAGATTTTTAGTTTGGTTACAGTCGCTGGCACAGTTGGCTGACTCTGGAATCTATGCCGTAACCTTCTCTGCCAACGGAAAGGCAGGACTACAGAAAAAGTTAGATGAGCTAAAGACGGCAGACGGAGCACCTCCTGGGCACTTAAAATATTCTTTCGCTGTTCTGTTATTAGGAGCAGAAAGTGACTTCAATGCTTTCCTTAATTTCTTGAACACAAACCAAGCATTCAAGAATTTTGATAATGCTAGAAAACTATATGGTGGACTTCTAGAGCAATCGTTGAAAGGATTTGAGGAAGATGTTAAAGATCAGTTAGCAGAAACTCTACGAAGAGGTAGACACTTTCAGAGCATGTTCCAAGAGGATACTGAAAGAAATAGTGATCTGAACAAAGATCTTGCTGTTTACCCAGACCAGCAAAGAGATGGATTATTGACTAGAGTGGATACCAGTGCTGGTGGAACTGATAAGTTCGATAATGGTGGTAGAGGTAAAGAGGGAAGTGGTGGATTTGTTGCCGAGTCTGATGCTGAGAATGCTCTACTGAATGCTCAGCAAGCAATGAGAGATGCGAATGGTGGTCTAACAAATAATATCCTCGATGCTTCTTTGTTTGGTTTCGATACAAATCAAATGAGAGATCAAGCAAATAAGTTGAAGTTCTTTTGGAGATTCGATGTTGAAAGACTGACAGCGACTGAAGAAAGATCGATGAATATTGTAGGATACAGACTCTATTGGGCTAGGTCGGAACAAGACGAGTTTGAGAATATTTCATATCAAAGGGTTCAAGAGATCCATACTTTCGTTGGTAATGGTTCTGATTTCGTGATAGGAGTTGACCAAACTATTCCACTTACCGTAGAAGTACCAGTCGGTGCCAATGAGATACCGAAAGGTACAACACATGTTCTTCTCTGCACAACAGCAACTGTTATTAGTAAACTCGGAAATCAAACTTATGGTGGTCTCATTGAATCTGATGTTTTCCATGCTATCCCTATCAGTACAACACTTCCAATCCAACCAGAAGTAATCGTGGATGAGACTGTTTCTTCCGTTTCGTTGGGAGAACTTTTTATTACCAATCTAACCTTTACCATTGACAACAGAGATAATACGGGAACTGATGGTACTTCCACTGTTCTTGGATACAGAGTATTTTTCGGAGATTCAGATCTCAAAGATATCACGACTGCTCCTTTCCGTAGTTACGTTCTCCCTGCTGAAGGAGGGATTATGAATATAGTTCTTGAGAATGTTGAACTATCTGAAGAATATCTTGGGAAGATTGAGAATCTATTGGTATATGCTGAGAATCAAAATGGTTTATCTCCTGTTGTGCATTACAATCTAGGTAAGATTACAGCACCGAGAGTTGGGGCGACTGGTGGGAACTTCCAGGATTCGCAACCAGACAGATATACGATTGGTGGAGATCTGAAGATAGATAGAGGAGTCGGACACGTCTCGCAGTTTGGTATCGATGATGTATATAAGGTTTTCTTAGGCCAGTACAATCTAGCAACGAATACAGTTTCTGTTGTTGGTAGCCAAATAGGTTCCGATGTGAACTATCGAAACATAGATCAGAATGGCCAACTAACTGCCACGATTCCAACCATGACATTGGATAAATCGACCTCTCATTTTATGATCTTCACAGCGAGAGATAAACAAAACATTCCTGGTCAAAAAGTTATTCAACGTGGTTCCTTCAATATGGCGATAAATGATAACGGATATTTCCCACGATTCGCACCTGAAGCATTAGGATTCATCGATGAGGATAAAGTTGCCGATTCTATCTCAGGTACATTTGAGATTACTCCTGCTATAGATGAATCTTTTATTGATAACTACGCCATCTATTTTGGAACAGATGATTTCACCCGTGTCGATACTACAGGTAGACGAAGTAATGCTCAGGGATTTATAGGAGCGATTACAATCGGAACGACTACTAGATTAGAAATGGAGGAGACTGTTCATGGTGTGAAGTCAGGTGAGTTGATAACCTTCACTGGTGTCGGAGGCACAACAGAACTAAATAATAATGATTATTTTGCTCAGGTAGATTCTGCCAATGCGCACTTTATTAATCTTTTCACAGATGCTGGACTTTCAGTCCCATTGGATTCTTCTACCTTCACTGCCCACGTAGCGAACACAGGGATAATCAATCATGGAGTTAGTTCAATATCCGATGATGACCTGGCCGAAGTCAGTCGTCCAGTCACATCTGTTGCCATTCCAGATCAAGCTATCTATTATATGGCATTTTCTAAGAACGGAGCAGGAGAAAGTCGATCCTTCGCAGTATTAGAAATAACCGATCCGGCATATCCACCTAAGTCAGGTGAGATTATCCTTATAGAAAAGAATAAACCTAAGGTCGTAGAAGTAACCTAAATAAGACATGGCAACACCTATACCTAAAACTTATTCGGATATCAGTCTCTCCATGAAGAGAAATCCTGTTACTAAGGATTTGGATGAGATTACGAACGAACAGGCAGTACAAGCATCCATATTAAATATTCTGGCAACTGGACCTTACGAGAGACTCTTTAGACCTGACCTTGGAGCTGGTCTGAAAGAAATGCTTTTTGAGCCAATGACAGAGCTGACTACTGCTCGAATGATTAATAAAATAAGGTCGGCCATCGAAACACAAGAACCTCGGGTTCTCATCGAAGATATCCGAGTTACTATGAATGAAGAAAAACAACTTTATGATATATTTGTTATATGCACTATAAAAGACACTAAGCAAGAAGTTGAAATAACACAGACCTTGCAGAAAGGTAGATAATGGCAGTCAATACTGCCCTTCAGGTTTCTGATCTAGATTTCGATAATATTAAGTCGAATCTGATGCAGTTTATCAAATCAAAAAATGAGTTCGCAGATTTTGATTTCGAGGGGTCAAACCTCAATCTGATGGCAGACATGCTGGCCTATAATACCTTTTATAATGCATATTACGTCAACCAACTTGCAAACGAATCTTTCCTGCAATCTGCTCAGTTAAGAAACAACGTCGTTTCAAAAGCAAAGACAGTCGGATACACACCTCGGTCTACCATCGCACCGATGGCTATTATTAATATTCAGGTAATCCCAGATACACCGACAGCAGATCCTCTGATACTTGAAGAATACACCGAGTTTCAGACACAGGTAAATGGCGAAACTTATTTCTACGTAACGACAGAGGCAATCACAATCAAGCCAAGTAGAACTGGTGATTATTTTGCGAACAATGTGCAGATCCGTGAAGGAACTCCTATTCGCCATTCTTACGTAAACGATGAGACGAATCCTGACCAACAGTTCTTAGTAAAGAATATCACAGCAGATGTTACGACTCTTGATGTTGTTATTCAATCAAGTCAGTTAGATGAGACTTCTACCACTTGGTATCTAGCCAATAATGTAACAGAGATTTTTGGCACCTCAAACGTCTACTATCTCGACGAGGTCGATGGAGCAAGATTTGAGGTTACTTTTGGAAACGGAACTCTGGGTAGGAGACTTGAAGACGGAAATCTTGTACTTCTCGACTACATCTCCACAAACGGAGAGGCATCTAATAAAGCATTTGATTTCGTCCCGACAGGCACAGTCGCTGGACAGTCAGAAGCGATTATTACGACTATACAAGCAGCAAGTGGAGGTAAAGCAAGAGAGTCAGTTGCAGAAATAAAATACAATGCTCCTAAGTTTTTTGCGGCACAGGGTAGATGTGTTACATTAGAAGACTACTTAGCATACACAAGAGTCCTTGTGCAGAACTTAGATTCACTGACAGGATGGGGTGGTGAGGATAATGATCCTCCAAGATATGGTGATGTTTTCATCGCTGTCAAACCTCAGAATCGAGCATTCTATTCCTACGTCGAAAAACAAAATATAAGAATGCAGTTATCAGAGAGAAATCTGGTAGCGATACGAATAAATGTTATTGATCCTGACTATACATTTATTGAACTTACAATAGACATCTACTACAAACCTGATGCTACACCAACACCACAAGAAATCATAGCACAGAATGTAGCAAACTACATAAAGAATTTCAGTAAGGGTGAACTCCTTACATTTGATAGAGTTTTCAGATATTCGAGTCTGATCGCTGACATCGACAAAAATGATGTATCGATCAGAAACAATCTGACATCGGTAAGACTAAGGAAAACATTTATACCTTCTATCGTTTCGGAAAACAACCTCGATCTGAAAACTAATAATGCTTTATATTTACCGAACGAATCATATGTCGGCACGTTGACCTCAACAAAATTCTCTCACGAAAACGATGCTGGTTCCGAGGTGGCTAACTGCCAGTTCGAGGATCTTCATCTAGGAAATACGGTACAAGGTAGACTGAGAGTTATTCATGTCGACAAAAATACCTTAGCCAAGACGATTGTAAAATCTAATGTTGGCAAAGTGCATTATGATACGGGTAAAATTGAAATACAAGGTTTTAGACCTCTTTCTTTTGATAATGATAAACTCGATGTCTTTGTTCGCCCTGCGATTAGTGACATAACGCCAGTTCGTGATCAGATCCTTGCCATTCTTGATGAGGATATAAAAATAACTATGCATGCGGTTGTAGATAGGGATGGTAACGATCCTACCCGTAATCTACAGTCTGTATCATCGTCACAATCAGTTTAGGGAAGATAGAGTGTGCCAGGATTACTTCACGACGTAGATGTTTCTGCTCAGATAAAAGAGCAACTGCCCGAATATATTAGGGCAGATCAAAGTCAAAATTTCCAAGCATTTTTAGAGGCATACTACGAGTGGTTAGAACTCGTACGTATAGATCTAGACCGAGACGTATCTGAACTTTTTTACGTTGACCAGATCGTTTATGGCGAAAGGTCTGCTGCACAAGCAACCATCAAATCCGTCATAAACAATGGTAGAACGATTTATGTTCAATACATCTCCCGTCAGAAGATGCTCTATGATGAGCGAATCTTCACAGAGGGTTTATCTTGGGACGATCTCGTCGAAGAACATAAAGATCGATTTGACTTAGAGTTCTGGTCCAAGTCCCCAGGTGATGACTACACTGCTGGCATAACAGACGTACACTACAATGCTATTCTTGCCGCATCCTACATGATGGATCTGCAGGATGTAGATACCACTGACCTTCCATACTTCCAAGAGACATATCGCGATACCTTGATGGCCAACTTCCCAGAGTTGGAGGAGAAGAGGTATGTAAACGAACGGCAACTTGCCAAAATGATTCGTACCTTTAACAATCGTAAAGGTGTCGATAAAACTCTCAAGTGGTTATTCAAGTTAGTCTATGGTGAAGATTCTGAGGTATTCTTTCCGGGCACTCTTCTACTTCGTGCTTCGGATGGACGTTGGAATCAGCCAATCGTTACCTTTCTTGCTGGTATCCCACAAGGATTTACATTAAGCGATTTCGTCGGAATGAGAATCCGAGGTAAACAGTCGGGGATTGAGGCATTAGTAATCAACTCATATAAAAACCAAGTAAAGAATAAAGAAGTCAACGTTCTCGAGTTGGCAGGTCTACCAGACTGGGTCGACGAGACTCAGCCAGGGATCCCAGGCAATCCTACTATAAATGACTTTATCGTTGGCGAGAAAATCGAAGTACTGCCTGCGACTTTCATTGAAGCAGAAGATTTCTCAACAAGAAGAGAAGCAGACCTCACGGCAGAGATTCGTGGTGGTGTAAAAGAAGTTGAAATCTATGCTGCTGGTTCACACTACAAACCTGGCCAAGTCGTTACCTTTGAGAGTGCTGGAGGTGTAACTTCAACTGCTCAAATCTTAAGAACATCAAATAATTTTGCCATCGACTTCATGGGAGTCGTCAAGCAGGGGACGGGTTACCAAGTCGGTGATGAGGTAGAAGTTTTCCCTGCCTTCACGGGTGGTAGAAACGAACAAGCAATCGTTGGTGAGTTAGCTGACGAATATTTGATGTATCACTCTTATCAGCAGATATATCCTTACATTGGTTTCAATCTTAATGCCAACTCTATTTTCCAATACAATACTCGTGAGGCAGTAAATACAGCACTGTATTTTACGATTACCTTACCTCAAGTATTTTCAAATGGCGAGGCACTTTATCAGAACGGAACTCCATATCCTGACTATCCGATTGTTACGGGGCAAAATATTACTTTCACTCACTCGGGTGGAACTGAGAATGCTAAGGTTATAGCCCAGGAAGATGGCAAAAATTCTATGTTCCGTTTGAGAATGTATGATACTGCGCATGCTGATCCTACTGGTAACAAATCACTTCACCCAATCCATACCATCAACTCTTTTACATTAGAAGATGGTACGGTTCTTGATAGAGTCGATGATACTATCCATGGTGGTAGTGTAACAGCGAATGTTCAGTTTAAGGATATGGTTATTGAAGATGCCATTGTTTATACTAATGAAGTTTTTGGTGGCATCCAGTCAATCGAAATCCTTTCTACGGGTGTGGATTTCTTTGACCTTCCTGCGGCAACTGTAAAGGGTCGTTCAAATACTGCTGTTTATCCTACTTGGACTGCTAATACAGAAGAGGAAGTTGACTACGGTGGTGACGGGGGTAAGTACACGATTTCTGCATACAATACGATGCAGATTACCACTGACGAGTCGACATTAAACTTTGCCAATGGCTGGAGTAAAACTGATCCAACGTATCCGATATCCAGGGTTGCCGCAATGGAAGCAGTCCGAACTGCTTCAGTCGCTGGTGGTAAGAAGACATTTGTACATGGCCTAGCAGCATTTGGTGAAATCAGAGCAGAACTTGTCGGTGTTTTAGACCTTGCTTCTATCTCATACTTTGTACAGGAAGATTATTTCGAGGCAAGTGAGGATGACTTTTACTTCTTAATGGAGGACGATCCAGATGATGAAGATCGTATGCTCGCAGAGGGTGACTCCATTGTTGTCAAAGTACTCTTCGAAGAAGATGTTGCTGATCCATTCTTACCAAACCAAACTCTACAAGTCAAAGATGAGGATGGTGTTCTGCTTGCTACCTTTGACGGTATTCTGATTGAGGATTTCATTAAGCAGGGTACAGATGGTGTGATTAGTGTTCCATACCTGGCAACAAACTCTATCTTTCAGATGCTGGTACAGGATCCTGGTTCAGACTTTAGCCAGGACTTTTTACCAGATTCTGATGTACGAACTTTCGGTGGTCTCAATGCCAATCTTATTCCGATTCTTTCTGGTACTATTACATATCAGGGTGAATGGAAGGGTTACAATGGTATGCTTTCCTCTCCACAAGTTATTCAGGACTCATATTATTGGCAGGACTTTTCATATAGTGTAAGATCTGGTTTCGAGATATCAGTTTATCGCGATCTCGTAAAACGTCTACTTCACGTAGCAGGTGAGCAGTTGTTCGGTGAGATGATTATCACCATGAACGTCAATGCTCAGTTGTACTCGGGTGGGGACTACGGGGGCAAATACGATAACAACTATCTCATCGACGAAAACTCTCATACGAACGGACCATTCGGTGGTCCTTTTATGGATCGACCTTTCTTTACATTGGAAAGAGAGTTCCTGTTCACTTCGGCAAATGGACAAGTTGCTCCTTATGCAATTTCCCCATGGCAGGCAAATACTGAAGACCAGTATGCTGACATGGACGGGCGACTTTACGACATACAAATTAATCATGAGCCAATACCACATGACGGGTTATTTTATGCCAATGGTGCACCTGTAACTTGGGTTGTAACTCCAGGAAAAACTTACAACAATCCTACTCTCAATGAGCAAATGGATCGGTTTATAACTGAGACTGCTGTTCTTCGACCAGAGGGTTTATTGATGGAAGACCAGTTCCAGACATCTGGACCTGATTATATTTTTGCTGAGTTTTCTGATGCAGTCGCTTTCAAACAGTTTATGCATGGTGCAAGAGTTGATTGGAAAGAGTTCCGTTACCTCAGAGACTTGGGTGAGATTGTTTGGATTGACCAGTCTCTCAATGACATAAGAGGTGGTTACTATTACCAAGTCCCAGATGATACGGCAGAAGGTGCGTACTATAGAGTAGACCTCGAAGGAAATAATTTACTGACAGAAGTCGAGAAGTTTAATCTCATTACAGAAGATTCTGCTCAAGACATGACATTTGCTGCTACGACATACACGGGTACCACAGCAAATAGTGTTACAATCGTAGCAACACAAACTAACTCCTCAGACTTAGTCGTAGAGGGTGGTGATTTTGATTTGAATCCTGCTACGGGTATAAGAGTCGGGCAGAAGTTCCAGATTGAGTTTGACGGGTTCGAACCACAGTTTCAACATAGTGGATATAGTTTTTCAGTCGATGATGGTATCGATGAATTAAATGTTGCTGTTGAACCATCATACGAAGAGTTACGTGGACAGACATTAAGTCCATCATTGTTTACGCCAAACTCAGGTACACAAGGACAGTTTACTTGGTCTTTTGGTAACTCCTCTCAGATTCACTTTATGAATAATACTGAGGCAGGGAGAATGGGATTCTCTCATTCCTGGGTCAATCAACCTGTCACTCTTGAACTTGAAGGCATCGGTACAGGTATAGTTCATGTTACAGGTGTAAGTGGTGTTCTTTACAATATCGTAAGTACAACTATTGCATTC